GCGATATGCTTTTTCGCGGCAAGAGTAACGTGCCGACGGCCGCTGCCAAATGCGGGCTTAGTAAGAAAGAAATGTTTATCGTCTTCAGTAAATATGCAAAGAAAATTCCCCTCACCGATGATGCCTGGAAAGGGGATATTATGCTTGGGTGGCCGTGGGCCTAGTGCTTCTTTTTCTTGGCCTTGTTAGGCAACTTCTTTTTGGCTGCTTTGCTCTGCTCTTTTTCCCACCTAGCAGCCATGGTTGGATTGGTAGCGTGCATCCAACGGCGTTGTGCTTTTGACTTGAAAGGCATCTTAAGATTCTCTTACTGCAGGCACCATAAGCGCCAGCAGAATGGCCACGTATGTCTCAGCCGCTTTTTGGAATGCTTCGGGTTGCCTTGTGTTGAAGCCGATGAAAGCTAGATGGCAGCACATGAGACCGCCTAGTAGGCGTAGTGCTACATCACGAAAACTCAGTTGACGACGAGGGACTGCCATTTCAATCCTTCTTACGAGGAGTGTACTTAGTCGAAGACTTGCGTGTACCTTTGCCGTTGGCCAGCCGAGCATTATTCCCTGCGCCATTGCGAGCCCGGTTAGTCTTCGGATTCTCCAACTTGAAGCCGCCACCGGACTGGTGACTTACATCGGGGCCACCCTTGCCCATAATGCCACGAGCCCGACGCTCACGAGCAAGATCAGCGCGGTACTTCTTGCGGGCTGGCTTAGCGTTACGCTTCTTATCGTAAGCTAGTTTTTTAGCGTACGCCTCTGGATTGCTTTTGTAGAAATCAGCAGTGGAGCGCTTCTTAGCGGCCATCAGGAGTTCCTGCCTTCTTCGTACATTCCTAGTCTACCACGAAGTCCCTTGATTTCGTTAGTCTGGTGATATAGATTGTAGTCTAACTTTTCCTCAAGCCGACTAAGTGTTTTGAACAGTCGGTCCATCTGGCTCTCAAATTCATCCTTGGTTAGATACCGCTCAGCGAGTTTCAGTTCAAGTCTGTCGGTAGCATCAGCGGCCTTGTAAGCAGCCTCGAGCGCCTGTTCAGCCCTGCGCCACGTAAAACCACCCCAGCCTAATACTGCAGTTACCATAGCAGCAAGAATGTATTCAGGCAACATGAAGCTATTCCGCTCACCGTAGGCTACCGCAACGGTTTTCGTAGCTTCCGCTAAACGTGCGCAAGTACTGTAAATGATTGTAAGCCAATACAGTCGCAGCAGATATAACTGAAGACACGGCTATCATGATCAATGCACAGTCCTGGCGAAGTCTCATCCTGCGCTTAAGACTCACAACTCTCCTCCGTCACGGTTTTTCTGCCCAGGTTCATAACCAATACCAAGTAGTCCCGTCACCGGCTCCGAAATCTCAACCTCTAGTTCGCAAGGAACGGATGCCTCAACGCTAAAATCGATATTGATTCCATCGATAAACCGGGGACCTACAGTGTATGAGATATTCACAGCAAAAAAACCTAGCAAGCTAGGATACCATTACATTTGCACAAAGAAAATCAGATTTCCTTGCAGGCCTTAAGGATTTCCGCTTTTGGCAGATTGTTCTTCAGATCAATTCCATGCTTCATGGCGTATTCAAGAAGTTCGTTCTTGGTCATCGCCTCCAACGGCTCATCGATGTCCTCTTCAGGTTCCACATCAAAAGCGTCGACACCGGCTTCCACTGGAATCTCGGGCAGTGGTTTATGGATGACAGCCGCGACAGCCTTCTCGCCCTCTTCTGCCCAACCATCTGCCAACAGCTCGGTAGCATCAATCGTATAGTAAGCAGCACGACGTTCGTCGGCCTTGACAAAATAGGTTGGCAATTTATCAAGGTGAGCCATGAAAAAAGGGGCCTCGAAGACCCCTTATGTTTCCTATGGCTAGGATTGGGTTCAGCGAGCAGGGTAATCAACCAGTTGATAGAACACGCCGCCGGTGCCAGCTACCGCAGCGGTACCGCCGAGGGTGTAACCAACGGTGTTGTTGATGTCACACAGAGCGCCACGCAGATGGGCAATGTACACGCCGTTCGGATCAGCATCCTGAGCCTGGAACACCACAGACTGGCCGCCGATGGTGACGGTCAGCTTGTTGGTGCCAGCGTTGTCAATACCGCTCACGCCAAGGGCAATGATACGGATGGTTTTAGCGTACTTGAGGGTGGTGGCAGCAGCGACCTGGGTAGCGGTCAGTTTGCAGCTATCGTCAAGGTCAAAACCTTCACGAGGGAACATACCAGTAGACAGAGCGGCCATTGATGGACTCCTTGGGTTTTTGTTTGCAGTCCCCGCGCAGAGTGAGGAGGGCAACTGCTGTACGATCTAGTATGCCTAAGCAATAAAAAAGGGCCCCCGAAGGAGGCCCGGCTTAACCGCTAAGGTGATCAGCCCTGGGTTGCGTCAAAGCCAGCCAGACGGGCCACAGAGCGACCGTTGATCAGTGCCAGACCACAGTACCACTCAACACGGGTGATCATCTGGGGTTGAGTGTGGCTTTCGCCCAGCTCGCGCACAGACACGCCACCGTTCTGAATGCCGGTCAGCAGGTCGTTGCCGAAGGCCACGCAGTAGATGTCCTGCGAGGTCGGGGTGGCATCCATGATTGCCACGTTTTTGTGGTCGCGATCCAGTTCCAGCACAGGGATGCCGGCATATACCAGCTGCTGGTAACCGAATTCGTTGCGCGTGATGTCGACCTGGACGTTCGTACGAGCCTGACGGCTAAGGGCCCGGCGAGCGGACTTCGACATCACCAGGAACTTGTTGCCACCCTGAGCGTCGACATAGTCAATCACTTCATCCAGTTTGGCCAGACTCAGAGCGCCAGCGCCGTTGGAGAGATACTGGCTAGAACCGCTCTTGCAACGAGCAGCCAGACCGTCAAACTCGGAAGGAGACTTGTTGGAATCGCCCTTGATGAACAGAGCTTCCCAGGCAAGACGCATGGCGCGAACGCGAGCCTGCACCTGGTAAGCCTTGGCCTGAGGACCCTCGAGATCAACGATGGCGCGGTCAACCTTAATGTCGCCACCGAAGAGTTTCAGACTCTCGGATTGCTGACTGACTTCACCATAGCTCTCAGCCAGGGCGCCGTTGTAGTTACGGAAACCCACATCAGGCAGAGCTTCTTCACGCTTCCAGAACAGACCGTTGCCTTCGATATTGCGGAAGGGCAGGTTCTGCAGCAGGGGGCCAGCAGCCAGTTCGGTCACAACCGCCAGTTCCTGGGGCGTGCGAGCGTGCTTCTGGGCTTCAAGCAGGGTAAGGGCCATGATAATTTCCTACGGAATGGATGGAACAAAGATTGGGTGAATTGCTTGCACAAGTATCGCACAAGTGCCAGCATGACACCCTTCCAGTCCACTCCATCTCGGAGCATCCCTTCTGGGTGATCTAAATACAGGGTACCTATTTATAGAAAAGGGCCCTCGTGGGGCCCCAACTTCTAATTTGCTCCTAACTTGAAGAAGGTTAGGAGTTCAGCCAAATGCTCGTTGGAACATTTCATCACGACTGAGGCTTGACAGGTCCTCCGTCGGCATGCCATTGACGTCCGTGCCGCCATAGCCAATACCAGCACCGGCACCCTTGACACCCTTGAAGAAAGTGCCGTAGATCGGGTGGACCTTGAAGGAACCAACAAAATCCTCGGCAGAGATCCGCTTGCCGCTCTCCTTGTCAAGGACAGGATCGCCCTGGGCATCAACAACAGTCAGCGAGCCATCGGCCTCTTGACGGAAACGACCGCCGATCTGTTGGGCCATCATGTCGAAGAACGACACGCCATCGGCCGAATCGGTGCGGCCACCAGCGGCAAAGAACACCTTCTCAAGGGCATACTTCTTCTGATACTCAGCCAAGGCCGCCTTGGCCGCCTGAGCCTCTGCAGCAGCCGCTTGAGCCTGTTTGGAGTATTTCTCCTCGATGGCTTCTTGCGCCACACCAAACTGAGCCTGAAGCTGGGCTGCCTTTGCCGCCTCCTCTTGAAGTTTGTTATACTCGTCGGGATTGATCGAAGCAAAACGCTCAAGCTGAGCAGCCTTCTCTTTCGCCTCGCGCTCGTATTGCTTACGAGCTTCCCGTTCTGCCTTGAGCGCCTTTAGAAGATTCTCGGCATCCGCGCGAGGCATCATATCATCCATGGATGATTGAGTATTGGCTGCCGAAGACTCCATCTCGGTGGTCGACTGCTGTTCGCTAGACATTGAATTGCACGAGCATCACGCCCGTTGTTGATTGCGAGGTAGTATGCCAATTGGAAAAAATCAGGGCCTAAAAAAGTGGCACGCTGAGATCTAAAACGACTAAGTTGCCAGGATTGTTGCAAGCACTACTCGATCCTGCTGAGGCATTTGTGTCACTTTTTACAAAAGGGAAAGAGCCGTAAAGGCCGATTACATTATAGATGGACCCAATTGAATATATGTAGGAATAATTATTTGATGCTGAAATGCACTTGCCCATGCCACCACCAACAGACATAAAAGAAACTCCGCCATCGGGAGCTGGGTTTGGGCCAAAGGTACATGTATCCACGTCTGTAAGCACAGCGTAGAGATATGGTTTAAGCGTTATGAAACCCGGAAAACCCGTAGTTCCACCACTACCATTGACACAAGTACAGATACTATCATTCCAGGTACCCCCACCAGGGCATGGGTTATCGCAGTCATACAAAATGCCACGATTAGGACCACTTAGGCATCGACATTGTTTCTTGCATAGCCCAGCTTCTACTTCTGTAGGCATCTCAGCGACTCCACTTCTTGAGAGGACAGAGTTGCTGCGGATTGCCGTTCAGCCAGGTCTTTGCCGCCATAAAGCATCCGCATTCTGAGCAACGTTGCGTTTTAGGGATAAAGGCAGGACATGCCTTGCATAGGTCAAAGCGTTCCTCTCTAATATCACCTTCGACTCGACCATTCGTAAAGGCAATTCCAACGTTCCTTGCAAGCCCTGTTGCCATTTGGCCGAAGCCTGCCTTTACCTCTGTCGCGTATTCTTGAGCGATAATTGGCCTTTTCGTATAGTCATCACCCGGATGAAACCTTTCTTCCATTTCGGGACCCGAAATATTGCGTTCCTGTGGCCAAGCAGAAACTGGCCCCGTAGGCAATACACCAGAACTTCGAAGGTCTTCGATTGAGTTGATCATGGTCAGCCTTGGTCGTGGGCTATTATTCCAAACCCAATCAAGTCTTCAGAACATACGAGCTAGACGTAGTATTATAGTACAAAGAACCGGAAGTGACTCCACCGGTTCCGGCTGCAGCATCGTTTGTGTAACTGCCAATACCAAGCAGTGTTCGCATGTTAGTAGCAGTTTTATTCTCCCACTTTGACGTGGTTGAATTGTAGCCAAGGTATTGGTTATTAGCCGGTGACGCTAGGATAACATCAGCAATATTGCCAATAGTTACGGCAGCTGATACGAGAACCCCATCCTCCATGACATAGAGGGTGTTCTGGTCTTTAGCATAAACCAGCTCACCTTCCTGCAGGGATCCCAGCGCCAGCGCCGCATCGAGGTTGCCCTTGGTCCCGCGAGCCACTCTTACTGGAACTCTGTTCTGAGGAGCGGCCATGGTAGTCGGAGAACTGTGCTAGATTACCGATTGCTACGCAACAGTCCAGGTGAAGATCCCAGAAGGAGCCCAAACAATCTTGAAATCTGTTAGTCCATTTGCCGTTTCAGAGCCACCAAAGTTAATGTAGGCAATTGGCGGGTCGTTGGCCAATGTATCATTGTATAAGATAGCGGCAACTGCGGTTATACCAGATCCGGTTGCGTTCCAAATCGCATCATCTGCATCGAATTTTGCGTCGTTTGTGGTAACAGTGCTAACTGTAACATTCGCCAAAGCAAGGCCACCAGTGGTGTAACCGTTACCGTTGGCCACCTGGGTATAGGCAGCACTGGCTGCTGCAAGCGTCGTGTGAGTTGCCGAAAACGTACCAGCGCTAAGAAGTATGACCCTGTAGACGTCAGTACTACTGCCGTCTACAAGGATTTTTGCCGTATGGTTATACAGAGAAAGTGTAGCCATTTGCTCGGCAGTTAACGATGTAGTCTACCTATCAGGAGTTGGGGAACTGAGTGGTTATTCTCCCATTAGAATGCAGGGTGCTCAACTGTTGGCGGTAGGAAGTTGGCCGTGTAGCGAGCTACACCCTTGGTGATCCGGTAGTCATCTAGGTATCCGCTGGCTCCGTACAGTGTTGCCCAATCCATCCCTATACGCACAGCTGTCCTTGTCAGGTTGACTGAGTTGCTATATGTACCTGCTTGAAGCACCCCGTCCACAAAAATGCGCCAAGTTCCACTGGCTCGAGTTAGTGCTACATGGGACCATGTATTGGTGGCAAGTGTTCCAGTCGTAAGGACAAAACTTCCAAGGTACACAAAAAGCTGACCGCTGGCGTTAACACCCCATACGAAACCAGACGTATCACCGTCTGATATACGGGTTTCATATAGCATTCGATAGTTCGCAAAGGATGCCATACGGACCCACGTTTCAATGGTGAAGTCGTTTGTACCTAGCGCGTTAAGTGTACAAGACAGATAGTCACCGGTTCCGTCAAAGTACCCGCTCGCGCCCCCATACTTAGCTTGGGTCGTGCTGATTTTCGCGTCACCAACTGCGGTAACAGTTACGGGTGCTGCTGAACTGTCAGTGAACGTCGTTGAGTTGTTGACTCCATTCATCTTCAGGTGCAGCGAGACACTTGCCCGATAGGGATCGTTAATTGAGTTGCTATTGAAGGCGGCGGTGGGCGGGGTGAAGTTGGTGGTGTAGTGGGCAAAGCCTTTGACGATGCGGAGGTCGTCGATGTAGCCGTTTAAGAAAGCCGTGTTGGAGTTCGGATTTCTTCCAATGTTTAGATCGGCGGGAGATGTGTAAGAATTGCTATCTGTATTACTGCCAACCTGGCTGCCGTTAACAAATAACCTTAAAGTAGTTCCTGAACGCGAATATGCAATATGCGTCCAGGTATTTAGAGGAATAGAATAAGCAACTGTAAATGTAGCTCCGTTCGTTACATAGCTCTGCACTTGTGTGTCATTAACAAGGAAACCAAAGCCACCAGAACCGGTGCTATCCAGTATCGCCATCGAACCACTTGCGGCCTTGTAGAGCCACAGCTCAATTGTGAAATCGCTTGAACCGTATGCAAACTGAGTCCCCGCTGGTATTGTTAAATAGTCCCCGTTTCCATCAAAATACGCACTCGTCAGCCCCCACTTGTACTGCGCGTTGCTGATCTTGGCGTTGCCGTAGGTCGTAACAGGTAGGCGATCAGCGCGATCGAAGAAGCCCGTGCTGTTGTTCGGCCCCTCCATCGGCATCAACAGGCTCGTGGAGCCGAGGTAGGGATCTACCAGGGTGCCGTAGTCGGCGTGGGGCAGGGGCGGGATGAAGTTGGCGACGTAGCGAGCGACGCCTTTGGTGATGCGGAGGTCGTCGATGTAGCCGATCAAGTCTCGGCCTGCGTAAGCGTTATTGCGGCCTATCCAGAGGTTGCCGGAACCTGAGTAGCTGGCGGAACTGGTGGCTGTCGCTCCGCTGGCTCCATCCACCCAGATGGTGAGAGCAGTGCCGGTCCGGGTAACAGCGATGTGATGCCACTTGCCGTCGTTGTAACCACCAGCGCTGGTCACGGCTACTAGGGTGCCGACATAGATGGCGATCTTGCCGTCAGTCGATGTGCCGTTGTTGATGAGGAGAGTGAACCCTGGGTTCTCGTTACCGATCAGCTGAGCGTATTGCGTGGTGCTGGTCGTATTGATCCACATCTCAATCGTGAAGTCGCCCGTGCCCAGGGCAACATCCGTGGTCGAGATGCCATCCCCCACGCCATCGAAGTAGGCGCTTGCTGTGCCATACCGCTTCACGGCGGTCAGCAGCTTGGCGTCCGCTGTAGGCGTAACCGTCTTCGCGCTCGGTGACTTATCCGTGAACGTCGTGCTGTTGTTGCTGCCGTTCATGGGCAGCAGCAGGCTTACGTAGTTGTAGAAGGGATCCGCGAGTGGGGCGCCTTCGTCTTCGCCGGGGCCGGTGGGGACAGGGAAGTTGGAGGTGTAGCGGGCGTAGCCGTTAGTAATGCGCAACTCGTCAATATATCCATTAATTGACTGTCCGCTATCTGCAGCTCCTGCACCAATTACAGTATTAGCCGTTGCTGCGACAGCTGTACTGTGAGCAACGCCTGTGCCACCTATGCCGTTCCTATACAATTTAATGTTGTTGCCACTTTTAACTAATGCTATGTGCTGCCAGGCATTAGTAGTTATATCTAGCGTTGAATCTGTTCCGCTAATTGCCCATGAGGCCCCTGTTGCATCAGATATGAAGTAGAGAAGATTCCCTGCGCTATCGTAAACAACACAAGGACCGCCAATTGTTCCTGTTGTTGCTCGCTGCGCCCAAAGCGTGTGATACCCACTAGCGGGTAGAGCATTAATGTAAACCCAGGCTTCCCATGTAAAATCGCTATTCATTCTTAAGGCATCATTGGTGGCAACTTGTACGCTGTCACCTGTCCCATCAAAATAGATGCTCGCCCCACCAAACTTGCTCTGCGCTGTGCTTACCTGCGCATTGCCGCTCACCGTAACAGCACGCCCATACAGGCTCGAATCAGGAAACGATGTCGAGGCATTCGCCCCGTTCGCGTGCAGCAAGAATGTGACGTACTCGTAGAACTCATCGAATGACCCCGCGCCCATGGGCCAGGTTCCAGCCGCGCGCCGATAAAATACCTGTTCAGAGGCCCATACACCAGGATTACTCGTTACATTCCATGTTGGCCTGATACCAAGGTATCCACCTTCCAGCCTTTTTGTCATCAGAAAATCTCCTCGTAACTAATAATCAGATCAATCTTGCCAGCGATGTTACCCTTTGCGTAGATAGCGTCGCCTTCCTCTAGGTAGATATACTCTTCTCTGGTTGACAAAAGCAGTGTTGAATTAACCGGAATGGAAATTGAGTTAGCCAAATAGGTATGACTTGAGCTTCTGAAGACCGTAACATCAACAGAAAATGCTGTCGAGGCATCAATATTGGTTGCTCGAATCGTGTTAACCTTGAAGACTTTGCCACTTGCTGCTGCATTCGACAGCGCAGCGGCAAGAGTGGAAGTACACGAATAAACTGCGACTTTGCCAGTTATGGAACTAGGCGTTGCAAGGTTTGGTGCCGCCATAACTG